CATTATTTTTTCCCCAGTTTTTCACGTTCTTCAAGCAGGCGAACCTTGACTTGTAATTCGTTAATGTGCAGCATCAGTTGCTCTTTCATCATGGCTCGGCGCTCGGCGCTGATGGGACTGTCCGTAGGAACGCCCTCTTTGGTAATGAGAGCAGGCATTGCGCCCTCAATTTTGGTCAGACGTGTGGAAAAGTCGTTGACCTGACCCAACAGCCAAGCAAGGGACGCCACAATAATAGGTATGACCGCCTTGAGTACGTCTGCCCAATTCATATCAAACTCCAAGCAATAATGTACGTGCCAAATATGACGAAGGCCACAATAAGGGCCGCTGCAATGATTGCTTCAGCCCAGTCCCACATGGTCAATTAACCGTTACGTCAGTCACGGCCTCTTCAGGCTTGGCTTCTAACGCATCTTTTAACATTCTGAAGAAGGCATCTCTGCCTACTTGCAACTGATCCACATTGAATCGTGCTGAGTCCAACTTACGATCTAAGTCGGCAACATGGTTGAGCAACATCTGCTGTTGCTGTGTCATGTCTTCAAACTTGTACTCTACGCCGTCAATTGTCACAGGGGTTTTTTCGTTTTTTCCCATGATGTTTCCTTTAATGTGCCACCAAGATCGGGTGGTGGCTTCCCGTTAAGGTGTTGGCGGTATAAACCAAGGCAGTGGAGGAGTTACCACTGGTGGGTTAATTTGGTTCTGAATTTGTTGCTCAACCGCCGCTTCGGTAGCAGTTTTGTCCACGCCATTAGCCCAGACCCAACCCAACACTTGAGATTGAGTTAACTGAGCGTAAGGTGTAAATGTGCCAGATGGCGTAGGCACTGCACAAGTGGAGTAGACCGAGCCGTTATAGGTTCCATCTACACCAGAGCAAGTCCAGTGAACTGTAAACACAACATCAGTATTGCCGCCCTCTTGTGGGTAGCAGTCCATTGCTGTAACTGTCCAAGTAATAGTGGTCATAATGTTTCCTTAAAAATTACCAAGGTAAAGGTGTTTTTTCGGGGCTGGCAGGCGGTGTAATCATGCTGTTGATTTGACCTTGCACAATATTCTGCGCATTTGTAATAGCGTCTACTGGAATCCATCCAATGACGATGGCTTCTGTCAACTGATCGTAAGGTATGAATGCACCCACTTGATCAGCAGAGTTGAACTGCGTGTTGCTTTGGAAAAAGGAAGTATACGCGCCGTCTACGCCAGTAACTTCCCAAAAAGCATTGACCACATAGTTCGGGTCAGGCTGTTGTAGGGTATACATTGCCGTGATGCGAGTTGTAAAAATTGTTGCCATGATTAGGCTCCTTTCAGTGCGGCTATTTCAGCCTTGAGGGTTTCAATTTGTGCAGACAATTCTTGAACAGCGTTAATCAAAGGGGTGATAAACATCTCACGGCTGACACTTTGAATGCCATTTGACTCAACAGCCCAACCAGCAAAAGTCGATACGCCTTCTTCATCCAATGCCGCTTTGACTTCTTGAGCAATCAAGCCGTGCATTACAACGGTCGTGTTCTTGTTATTGACTTCGTTGTACTGTGGGTTGTCAAGTTCGAGTTCGTTTGTTGCTTTCCAGCGATAAGTAACAGGACGCAACTTATTGATGAATGAAAGACCTAATGAATCGTTTTCAATGTCTTTCTTTAAACGCGCATCAGACGCATATGTCCAAGAACCACTGCTATCGTATTGCGCCCAAATACGAGAGTTTAATTTTCCAATTGATACTCGGTCATTTCCAAGACCATTACAACCTGCGCCAATAACAATTTCTTGATAAGCACCCGCAGTGTTAGTGTATGCGCCTGAACCAATGACCACATTCAGTGCGCCGCCAGTTGTAATAACTGTAGCGTAAGCCGCATTAGTTCCAAGAAGCACGTTGCTGTGACCTGATGTAACTCCTCTACCCGCTTGATAACCTACGGCAACATTGCTGTTATCCGTTGCAGAATTAAGTGCCATCCATCCAACGGCGGTGTGATAACTTCCTGAAATGTTGGAATAAAGAGATTCACGACCAATAGCAGTATTATAGTTTGCGGCGACGGAAGAATACATTGCGCCTTTTCCGACAGCGACGTTTTGACCTCCAGTGCATGACTGCGCGGCGTAGGTTCCAAAGTAAGTATTTTCACTAGCGCCCGCATTTGACGATCCTGCGTTCGTACCTACAAAAGTATTGTCGTTGCCCGAGTTACCGCTACCTGAGCCTGTGCCGACAAAAGTATTGTTACCACCACCAGCCCCAGAAGTTTGTCTACCCGCATTTTGACCCACAATAGTGTTGTTGTTACCAGAAGTTTGACCGAAACCAGCCTGTGCGCCAACAAACGTACAACCGTATCCAGATACATTGTAGTAACCTGCAAGATAACCAATAAAGGTATCGTATGCACCGTTACCCGCAGACGAAGTTGAGTAACCTGCCGCATGACCAATAGCGGTACAACCGCCAGAACTATTGCTTGCAACAGTACCTAAACTGTAAAAGGCTCGGTAACCAATAGCAACTGTTTCTCCGCCAAAACCGCTTATTGCTACAGACGCTTGACCTAGCGCATCTGCGCCTATGGCAACACTGCTTGAAGAAGTTGTGTTTACATCAAGTGCGCCATATCCTAAAGCCACATTGCTTCCACCAGATGTATTTGCTTGTCCTGCGCTTAATCCAACAAAGACGTTATTTGTTCCTGTGTTATTTAATCCTGCGTTGTAACCAAGCGCAGTCAGGAATGGTGTACCACCAGATGTGGTCATTGAGCCATACACAGTACCCAATGCAGTAGGCGTAGCGGCAGAAGCACCACCACTTACTGTTGTCCATGTTGGAGCCGCACCAGAACCGCCAGAGGTCAGCACCTGACCGCTTGTGCCGTAGTTAGCACCTGATAAGCCAAATGCTCCTGTGGATGCAATGCGTAAACGCTCGGTCATTGTTGTAGAGCCACTTGCAGTCGTGTAGAACTCCAGACGACCCGGCATACTAGATGCGTTAATCGTAGAGCCGTCTACTTTTGCTCTAACTTGAGCGGCGGCGACAACACCACTTCCAGTTGTACCCTCCCAAATAACCGCACCTAGCGTATCTGCATTAGCAACAACAGTATTACTGTTTACAGTAGTTCCGCGAGATTTACCTAAAACAATGTAAGTACCTTCATCATCAGCCCTATTGACAAACCATTGCGCTCCACCATAGCCAGTTGTCTCCATTGCGTACTGACTGTTTCCAGTGGTGTAACCAGTTGTGCGTAATGTAGTAGTCCCCATAAGCAAACTACCACCTGCGCTACCTGTAAATCTGGCTCGTTCTGTGTTGTTAGTCAGAAAAAGAAGGGGGTCATCTGTGGTGACATTGATTGCTGGGGCCGTACCAGCATAGTTAGAACGAATAGTTATGATTTTAGTTCCAGCACCATCTTCATTAACCCTAATGCCATTACCACCAACAACATTAAGTCGTTCAGCTATTGCTACGCTAGTTGCACCAACCAACAAATTCCCACTTGCATCCAGAGTCATCGCCTGAGTCAGAGTAAGAGCCGCACCTGCACCTGATGTGTTGTTTGGTGCGTTGTACCAAGAGTGAACACCGTCTTGTTGTCCATAATTTGTAGCAAAACCATTTGCTTTATAAACAAACGACCCACCACTGTTTCTAAACCAGTTGACACCTACTGCTACATCGTTAACAGACGCACCAATTCGTGATGAGATAAATCCACTATCACCTAGGCTAAAAGTGCGATAACTGCTAATCCAAGCACTCGGAGTAACTCCCAAGCCTAGATTGCCTGATGCGTCAATCCTCATAGACTCAACACCGCCTTCAGTAAAAGCAATAGTGTCAGCGGCTGGGAAAAAGATACCTGTGTTGGTATCGCCTGATGTGGTGATGGCTGGTAGTGATACTGTGCCAGCGGAGAAGGTTGCAACGCCTGTGGCAGACAGCGTAGTAAATGCACCAGTATTGGCAGTAGTTGCACCGACAGTGCCATTGTGAGGGCCAGAAAATCCCGTCGAAGTCAGGTTTGTGCCATCCCAAGTCAAGTTGGCAGAACCAGCCAATACGCCAGAACTGTTGAACTGAACCTGAGTAGTCGAACCACCAGCCGCGCCAGCCGTAGCCGTACCAGTAAGCTTTACATAATCAGTGCCGTTGTAATAAACAAAAGCTGTCTCACCCACAGCAATAGACACGGCAGGTGTTTGACCCGAACGGATAAAAGATACCGTGCTGCCTGTGGCAGCGTTCACCACTACGTATGTCTTGCTGTAGCTTGGGCCTGTAATAATTTTAGGGGTTGTCAGCGTACCTGTGACTCTAACGATAGCAAACTGGGCTGTAACTGTGCCCGCGCCTGTCAGAGTAGATGTGATGTTAGAAGCTGAAGCATCGCCCGTGGTGTTAGCTAAAGTGACTGCACCGTCACCCGTTAGGGTCAATGTACCAGCAATCGCAATGTTGGTGTACTGCGTAATACCATTGTTAACGGTATCGCCCCATGTGCCGGAGAGTTCGCCCTGTACGGGAAGAGCTAAACCTAGTTGTCCTGTTGCGCCTGTAGCCATTTAAATGCTCCTAATTCGTTACAACAGCAGTCCAAGCCGCCGTTTGTGTGTTGCCGATATTTTGCCAGTTTGCAGTCTGCGTGTCATCAATAATTTCCCAGAATGGACGCGCAGTGATTGAATCTGTTCCAGTTGCCGTTTCAGTAAGAGACGAGATAAAAGCCGCCGCTGCTCTTAAAGTATCCGCACTTGTTGCAGTTTCTGCTATCGCCCCTACAAAAGCTATCTGCGCTGCAACCACTTCAGTTCCAGTCGCGCTCTCAGTAATGTCTGAACTGACCGACAAACTACTTACTACCGCATCCGTCCCAGTTGCTGTCTCTTGCACATCCCCAAAGAATGTAAAGCTAGACGTTACAGTTTCTGTACCAGTAGCGGACTCACTTACTGCCACTGCATACACAGGAACACTTGATACCTCATCTGCGCCTGTTGCTGTCTCCGTTACATTTGTGGCATACGTTGGTACTGATGTTATGTCATCACTGCCTGTACCTGTCTCACTAACCGCAGAGTTAAACGTTGCCGTTGCACTTATTGCGTCTGTACCTGTACTTGTCTCATCAACCGCCGCATTTATTACAACCAGCGAAGTTACATCATCTGTTCCAGTAGCAGTCTCACTAACCGAAGCCCCAACACTAATCGTAGATACAACAGCATCACTACCGGTGGCAGAGTCGTCTACAGTGCTGGTAAAAGCGGTAAAGCCCCAGCCACCTTCACCCCAAGCGCCGCCACCCCATGCTGACATATCAAGCGTTCAAGCTGAATGTGTAAGTCACAGACAAAGTATCACCACTGACCACAGTACGATCACCGGGTGAACCAAAATCTGCCTCAGAGAACAATGTACCTGTTGTGCCACTCTTGGTATTGTCGCTAGTCAAAAACGCACCGGCAACAGTACCACCTGCACCGCTAATGTTAAACACTGCTGGTGAAGATGTGTTAGTCACTACAGAAGGAGTAGCGGTTGTAGCCGTTGCAAAAGTAGCCGTCACACGGTTTGCATTGCTGTAGTTAACATACTCTGTCCAACCAGCGTGTGTGGCCATTGTGTCGCCAGCAATAAATGTAGTGCCAGAACCGGGGCCAGTAATCAAACCCAAATACCAAGTAGTAATCTGGGTTACTGAAGTCAAAGCAGAACCAGCCATGTATCGCAGGCCAGCGCTAACCACCAAATTTTTAGAATCAGCAGACCATTTCAAGTTGCCGTCTTTATCGTGGCACTGAACGTGATAAACGCCTGTGGCTTGTGCAGCTTCACCGGCTTTGGTGTTACAAGTTAGGCCACTAGAGACTATGTCAGTGGCTTTAAGTTTTTCAATAGTCATAGTGACTCCTTAGTTGGAAGAACGAATTAACGAAGTGGTTGGGCCATTTACGGGCATGGTGACTGTAAATGTAGTTGTAGAAATTTTATCTGAACCAAAGTCCAACACAGCAACAGACTTGTTACCTTGAGTAACGTTGTAAATCAAAGCACATCTAGCAGTGATTGCGCCTGTCCAAGATACATTAGGAAAGCTTACATACGCTGTGTATCCCGAAGTGCTAACTGTAATAGGCGTTAACTGTGAACCACCAGCCACATACGTACCTGTATTAGCTATTTCATTGGTTGTGCTGTACACAGTTGTGTCTTCATTAAGATTTGCATTAGCTGTGTACAAAGCAATTTTTATAACGTCAGTCGTCAAGTCATGAATACCTTGATACAACTGCGCCTTGAAGCTGGTGGTTTGGGTTTGGACAATCGCCATATCAAGTTACTTTCTGACGGAACTGACCAGAACGATAAGCGTCTTGACGCTCCATACCATCGCCCAAACGTTTTGCAAGTGCTAATGCTTCCACATACTTCTGGTTGTAAAGCTGCATCATGTCAGTCTCACCCTTCATGTAGGTATAAGCCTCAACTAAAGAGCCATACAAAAGCACTGTGTCAAAGTTATCGCCAAGCCACGTACGTCCATCTGCTGCCACCGTAATGGACTCAGGGTAGAAGTAATAGTGAAGTTCGGTGTAGTAAGCTGCGTCAGGTGTTGGGCCAAGAATAAACGTCAACTCATCTACATTGTCTGAACGAGGGCCAAATAATGCATAGTAACGGGGCAAACCTGTTTCATTTGCTGTAGGGTACGCTTGGCGAATAAAGTTGACATCTTTATTCAGCAAATATTCGTACGTACCTGTGTTTAAGTCACCGCCTACCACACCAGTAATAATTGCCAAAGAATACACCGCCAGAAAATCTGTAGGGCACTGAAGGTAGTTGTTGTTTGCAGTTACTTGTCCGTACACGTTCTTACGAATAGACGGAAACTGTACGTTGTTGTAAATACGCTGTTCAGCCTGCGTGACGAACACAGGGATATTAGCCACGAAATCTGCTTCCGTGTTCTCTGTGTACGCTTGAATCGCGTTGTAGAGCGCAGTTCTATCCATAGTTACGCCATCGGACCTCTGGCCATCAAGCCTTTAGTCGCCGCACCTGTACCGCGAACTTTGATACCAGTTGTTTTGGTTTGACTCTCACCA